GGCGTTGGCATCGATCAGATAGCCCGACGACTTCAGGTCGCGGAACTTGGTGTTGATCGTTTCGATCAGATCTTTGACCAGCGAGGGATGCATCGGCTTGTCGACGTAGAACGCCACACCCTCGGCGATGGTGTCGGCCAGGATCTGCGCGGTGCGCGTGGCCGTTTCGAAGGCGAACATCGTGTCTTCCGCGCACGTGCGCGATCCCCAGAAGCGTTGGCCGTTGAACGTCACCAGCGTGGTGATGTCGCCCTCGTTGAGCACGCCCGCATCGGTGGCCGGATCCTGCAGATCCCAGTGCACATCTTTCGAGATGCCGGTGACGCCAGCCACCGGCACGTTCGACAGGCTCTTGTGCCAGCCCTGTTCGGTGTCGATCTTGGCGCGCAGGCCGAGTGCCCGTGCAGTGGCATACGCGGCGGTCGTGGTGCTGGTAGCAGTGTCGAAGGCCAGGAAATCCGGCCAGATCAGCATCAGCTCGCGGTCACCGAACTGGCCGCGATAGGTCACCGCCTCGGCCACCGTGTCGGCGACTGGCCGCACGTAGGCCATGGCGCGCAGCTTCTTGGCGATCGTCGCCAAGGCCTTCGCCACCGGCAGCGTGTCCAGACCCGGGGCGCCCAGGATGCGCGGGCGCATGCCCAGCTGTGCTTGCGCGGCGAGCAATGCATACAGGCCGGTGTAGCCGCTGGACTTGGCCTCGCCAATGACGTTGCTGGTGGTCTTGGCCGCATCCGCGTCCTCGGCCACACGCACCACGATGGTCACCGGGTTGGTCTGATCGGCGATGCCCTGCAGCGTGGCGCGTAAGGTGCCCTTGGTGCCGGCGCTGGCGATCGCGCCGAGCACGTCCGTGATCAGTACCGCCTTGTTGAGCGGGAAGATGGTGGCGTCCGCATCGGCGGCCGTGGCGACCAGGCCGACGACGGCGGTGGAGACGGTGCGGATGGTGCGCGTGCCCGCGCTGACTTCGATGACGCGGACGCCGTGGTGGTAGACAGTGGACATAGGTTCCTCGATCAGGACGTGCGGAAGCGGAGCGGAATGGTCAGGCGCGAGCGCGCATTGGTGGGGGCAACGTCGGTGCGCTGGCCTTCGATGGTCAGCACGAAGCTGCCGGGTGCATCACCGACGACCAGGCCGACGCGTGTCAGGCGCAGGCGCGGCTCCCAGCGCATGAGCGCGGTGGCGGTGGCGCCGTAGAGCAGCGTGCGGGTGGCGCCGTTGAATGGCTGGTCGATCAGTTCGGGCAGCAGCGAGCCGAAGTCGCGGCGGTGCACGCGCGTGCCGATGGGTGTGGTGAGGATGCAGACGATCGACTGCGCCAGATGCTGCTCGCCCTCGATCACGCGCCCGGTGGCCGCATCGACGCCGATCACTGCGGCCCACCGCTGAGCGCGCTGCCGGCAGTCACGCCGGTGGTCTTGTGGTTCTTGAGGCTGATCCCGCCGCCGAGTACGTCCGTGTCGACCGTGGCCGTGCCGGTGATGCCGGCGTCGCCGTTGATCTGAGTGGTGCCGTTGATCGTCAGCGGACCGTTGAGCGTGATGCCGCCGTCGGCAGTGATGGTTGCAGTACCGCCGCTGGGCAGCGTGGCCTGCAGCGCGTGCGCGTCGGTGTCGTACTGCAGCTGCGCGCCATCGGCGAACCGCAGCACGTGTAGTTTGTCGGAGGCAGCAGGCGCTACGAACTGGTCCGAGTAGATGCCGCGTAGCACCAGGCCATCGGTCAGATCGCCGGCCGGCCACAGCACCACGACTTGTTCACCGATCGCTGGCGCCGACCAGATGATGGTGCTGCCGGCCAGCGTGACCACCCAGGGCAGTTAGTCGGTGAGCATCTCGCCGACCTGCACGCGGCATCGCGCGTGGGCGAGATTCACCTCGGCCACGGTGCCGAGGCGAATGGCGTTACTCAATGCAGAGGATGCGTTGCCCATGCAGCCATGGTCAGCGGCTGCGTGCTATGACGCACTTGAATTGATGCGTATAACCAGTACCTACACAGATCGTTGCTGGGTGCATCCAATCAAGCGAATGTACACGTCGCGCCATGCGTTCCAGTATGCGTTGGCCCAAGCGTCAGGCGAAGCCTACTGCTTCAGCGACGAACGAAATAGCAGTGGTGGAAACATAGCCAGTGGCATTGTTGCGAATCCGAATCGCCAGCCTTCCTTCTCCATAGCACTCGTTGCCAGACCCCGACAGCGCTGTGGACGTGATGCTGCAACCGTAGTCGCCTGTCATTGCCGAGTAGTTGGCGGCGGTGTTGGAAGATGTCCCATTGCGATTGCCGCGTAGCCAAGACACTGCAAAATCCAGCTGCACAGCATAGTTGCTCGCCGGTTGACCGTTGGGTAACCACGTGCCGGAAGTTGGAGAACCACTCACCGCTTTCCCAGAGAGGCCAACCGCCCAGGTCCCATTCGCTCGAATCCAGAACGATGTGCTTGCCGTCTGGCTGCCGCCTTCGGACGTGGCGGCTTGGCTGCCCGCGTAATAGTGGACGCCATTGTTGGACAGCGTGTAGACCGCGCTGCCCTTTCTCGCCCATCGGTTACTGAGGTCAGAGCCCGCATTGTCACGGTAGCCAACGTCCGCCGCTCTGCTTCCAAATGCCAACGGTGCATACCGACGGTGCAAGTCGTTGCCATCGTTCGAGCGGTAGCCCGATGCGCTGCCAACGTCACCCTGCACGTACAGGTCGAAGACATCATCGAAATCGAGCCCTGAGCCCGTGCGAAATCCCGTCGCCATATTAGGCAATCGCCGGCGGCAGGGCGGCAGCAGCCTCGTTGTGCAGGCGGTCATAGACGGCCTTCAGGTAGACGACGACGCCTGCAGCGCTGAAATTTGACAGATCCTGGCCGGTTACAGGATCCGCAAGGCCGGCGGCGAACATGCGCGTCGCGATGGCATCTGAGGTTGTGGTGAGCGGCTCCCGGCCATCCAACATCTTGTTCACAGCGCCATCCAGCAGCAGAAACTCCATGCCCTGGAAGACTACGTTTGCCACGCCGGTCAGCGGGTCGTAGAAGAAATGGGACTCCACGGCGATGCGCTCAACGTCAACGCCTGGCGCAAGTGTGCGGATTCGAGAATTACTCTGCATGGGATCTACCTGTTGGGTCAGTGACTGGGGCGTAGGTCAGCGAGATCCGCCTGCAACTGTCGAACGGCAGTGGATAGTTGCTTGATGGCGTTGAAGGCGACGGGTAGCAGCTGGTCAATGTGCACTGCCGGGACCAGTTCGCCCTGAAAGCTCACGCCATGTGCATCCACTGTCTCGGGCATCACCTCCAGCAGCTGCTCTGCATCGAAGAACAGGCGCACGCGGCCATCCGGGTTGTACTGCTCCTTGTAGCGCCCCAGCAGCGTGGTGACCTGTTCCACCTCGGCCAAGCCGTAGGGTAGTGCGCCGATGATGTTTTTCAGCTTGCGGGAAGAGCCGAAGTCAAACCCGCCAACGGCTGATAGCGCGCCAGAAGTAGTCAGCCCCATGCGCTGCTGCAATGCGCCGTTGTAGGTCGCCATGCCGATACGAAGGTGACCGTTTTCGCTCCAAAAGCCGATGTTGTAGGCGCCGTCGATCAGTCCGAAGCCGCCACCGAAGCTGCCGGAGCTCAGATGGGCAAAGCTGTTGACGCCGTTGCCTGGACTGCTCACGGTCGCCTTCAGCAGTAGGCTTCCTGCGGTGTTCAGTACGGCCTCTGCCGCGCCGTTGAAAGCGCCGTTGGGTCGAAGATAGATACTTGTGCCACCCTCAGCCCCGAGGACAGTGACGTTGCTCTTGCTGATGAAATAGCCCGATGCGGAGCCAAAGCTATCGGCGTGCACGGACCCTCCGAACGAGCCTGCACCTGTGACGGCGAGCTGCGTGGTTTCGAGGTAGAGCGCGTTGGCGCCGGTCCTGATGCGACCTGCGACCCAGGAATTGTTCGCCGTGTTGACGAAATCCATGACAGGCGTGCCGTTGCCATAGTCACGCATGAGCACGCGGCCGGCACTTGAGACCACGGCGTCAAACGCCCCCTGTGCGCCGCCGCTGATGTTGATCCCCAGACGCGTGACGGTGAGCTGTCCGGTCATCGTGTCCCCTGACTTGGCCACGTAGTTGGCGTGTGAGTGGTCCGCAGGTGTGAAGGTTTGCGGCTTGTTGCCGACTTGGTCCCACGATGGCCACGTAGTCGCTGTGGTAGGGACGCCAGTCAGATTTTCCCACGCGCGGTAGTAAACGCCGTGCTGCCCGTCGAGCTTGTCGGCATCCAAATTGTTGCCGGCACCTTCGTCCTTAAGGGCTGCGCCCTTCAGTTCGAGTGCGGTGCGCAGCAGCGCAGCGCTTGTTACGCCCAGCAGTCCACGAATGAACGTAGATGGCGCACCGGCACCCAGGCGAGCGTCCAAGATCTTCTTCAACAGCCATGCGGTAATGACGCGGATCTTGTCGTTGCCTGCAGCAGCTTCTTCTTCAGTCGCTAGCTCGACGATCCCGGCCACGTCAGTCGTGGCGGCAGGATCGGTGAAGTTGGTGCCGCCGAATGTGATTTGCTGTACGTCGATGTCAGCAAACACCGCATCGAGAGCGAGCAGCATCATGGCTGCGGCCGCCTTACCCAGTAGAAGCGTCGGCTGGCTATAGACGGCGAACAATGTGCCGTTGGACAGGTACAGGCCGAACCCGTAGCAGTCATAGACGGCATCGGACTCATCGCGGATGGACACGTGGATGGTGTCGTCGGCGGTAATGGTCCCGCCAACCGCTGCTACACGCTTGATTTCGCCAGGTAACGCGGTCAACGCGGCCGAGGCGCTAAACGGCGCGTTCGCGATGCCAACATGGCTGATCAGCACCGAATTGGTGCCGGTGTTGGGAGCATTGACCAGCGCGGCACGGCCAGCGGTGGTGACTTGGAGCTTGAGACCGGGCATGTCGGTGTCCAGTTACTGGGCGTCCATCAG